TTGATGTAAACTTTGGTATCCAGTACGAAATAGTAGATTCGTACGTTTCCTTCGTTGTCGTCGTCGAAATAGCATTTTTGACCAGAGAATGTAAACGCTGTGGACGTAATCGCGGTACCAGTCAAAGGACGAACGATTTGCTGGTTGAATTTGAACGTGTAAGTATTCTTACGGTTCAAATCAGGCGCAAATCTTTTCTGCAAACGAATCGATGCTGTAGAGCCAGTAATTCCGTTGTCCGCACCATCGAGATAATCGAGGAAACGCGAGTATCGGAATTTACCATCGAATCGATTTAGATTGTTAGCTTCATACAATTTGACGCGATTTGCAACGGCAGCACCGACCTGTGAAGCCGAAGATGTGGTTGCGGTTGCATCATATTGAATATTTACCGCTGGAACAATGTATAGGAACGTCGGATCGGCAAACTCGATATCGATTGATTGAACGTTATACAATCTCATATCTTGCCGAATCTGATCTTTACGTGACGACGAAAGCCGCGCGCTCTGGAATGGCTTCGCTGCAACATATACGCGACCATATATTGGTGGATCATTTTCTTCACCACCCCAGCAATTTACCATTTGTAGGTCTGGATTGTTTTCGAGAATGATGCGCTGATAATCCGTAGCAAGAACGGCACGATTTTGCGTTTCGTACATACGAGGTGCCGCAAATCGAATCGACTCGATATCCTGTTGCTCTGCACCACCAGATGCACGATCATTCGAACGAATTGTGAAATCAGTAAATCCATTGATTGGATCGATTGCCGAGAAAGTATTTGCGCCGTTACCACGTCCGGCTGAGCATACGCGATACGAAATCGAAATCGTCGCGTTATAATCAGGACGACGACCTAGAACGTTGTCGCCAAACGATACTTTATATTTACTGTCGCGATCCGCTTCCAGATAAAAAATCTTAGCCGATGAGTTAACTGACATAATATCAGTTGCGCGAATATAATTCTGACTGTTACCAGCCGAATTTACAACGACGCTAACGCTTCGCGTATCGACATTTGCATTAGGTAGAACGAAAGCAGTATTCGATGATGTAAACAAATAGCGATGCGTCAATGGGAATCCTTCGACGATATCGATATTTCCGCCAAATCGATTGGAACTATTTGCGGCAATTACGTATGTTTTTGGCGTGACGAATGTATAAGCAACGCTATTGATCGTGCTTACGAAACGAGTATTCTGCGGAATCGTAATGGATGTAAAAGTGGAATTCGCGATTGCAGTATTGAATACGATATTGACGTTAGCCGTCGCACCACGTGCTGATGTTGGTGTATATCCAAGAAGTTTTGCTCTTGAAACGACGCTATCGTACATTTGCGCAGAATCAATGAAAGCTTCGCTGGTACCCATATTGATGTAGTACGCATTGTAATACGTGTTGAATGCCAACAAATCGATTAGAGTGCCAATTGCGGAATCATCGAAATCATAGTCCGCAAATTCTGGCTTGGATGCGATGAAATTTCGTATATTGTTACGAATTTCATCGAAATTCAATCCGGTGACATTGAGGGCGGTATTTGCTGGCATTTTTACATTCCTTGATATACGAATGCTGTTTCCTGTTCATTTAGGAAATGTCGATCCGGTCTATATCCCTTTGAAATCATCAATTCTTCAATTTTTTCTTTGTCATTCAGATGCTCAATTGTCACGATACGAAATTTTCTACTAAAACTGTAAGCGTTTAAAATATCAAATTCGGAACCTTCAGTATCTATGCTCATATAATCGACGATATTTGGCGCATTATATTGATCCAGTAAATCATCCAATGTGACTGTATCGACATGAACGATCTTACCGCAATTCACTTTACTTTTATGACTAACCAATCTTTCGACAATACCACTAAGTTTTCCATTTTCAACACACTTAAATTCGATATTTTCACCGGTCTTTGACCAAACCGCTCTCGTATCAATAATACATTTTCTACGATATTCCTTCAATTTGTCGATAACCATAGGATCACACTCTGAAAGAATTCCTTTCCAACCATATTCAAATTCCATCATCGTCGTGTTACTGAATTCTTTTCCGTCATATGCTCCTATTTCGACGAAAAATCCTTGTCTTTTATACGACAATTTATCCAAAACGTATACATCTTGACCTTCTTGTGAGGGCATTTATCTTACTCTCTCCAAGTTCAATGTCAATGTCACAGGTTCCGTCATGTTTACCGGACGAAAAATGACCATAACAAGCAATTCGTTTCTATCTGGATCTCCACCAAATCGAATATCGATCAATTCGATACGTGGTTCGTAGTTCTCGATTGCATCCACGATTGCGGTGCGAATATCTTCCTCGGTAAACGCAGTATATGGTTCGAACAACGAATTACGTACTTTTGATCCAAAATTAGGTTTGTATGGACGCTCGTACAAATTCGTCAATAGAAGATTCTTTACAGCCTGTTTGATCGAATCGGAATTCTTACGGATCATTAACTTGCCCGTTGCGGGGTGTGCCCGAAACGCCAAGTCAAAATCTTTGAAAAATACCGTTTTTCCTACAGTTGCCATAAATTCCTCTATTTTTTACTATTTAGTGCTTGACAAATGGGAAATTCCTGGTATAATAGCGTTTGTCGCTTATGGAGTATTATAGTTATACAGAAGGTACATCGCTACAATCGTTTTTACCGGTACGTGGTGGATCACCAGCACAAGCAAAATCAGTACCAGCATTATGTCTAGAGAATGTATCAGCACCAGTGAAAGTACGTTTTGTACCTTCGTAACGAACAGAATGTTCACCACCATATTTGACTTTGGATTCACCGGCTACATTCAGAGAATACGATCCAGTCTCGATATTGATTGCACTTGCTTTGATATTCAATGTTCCACCAACTGTAATATTCGCATTACCTTTGATGTTGACATAATCTGATCCAGCTACAATTTCGTAATTATCGCCAACAATACGAGTTACTTTATTACCGCTTGCATCGATTTCGTAGAATGTTCCACTTTTGTGGTATTCGTGGATGCGTTCTTTTCCAGGAGTATCGTCGATTTCTTTTACGTGACCAGAACGAGATTGTTCGACATGATTATGTGGATACTTTGCAGCATATGTCGTTTTAGGTTCCGACCATGATCCACCACGTGCGATGGGCACTCCTTCTGTTACAGATTGATTCTTTTTTTCGATCAATTCTGGTGGATATTCACCGTCGTTCCGAGCAAGTCGATTCATATCGGGTTCACCGACTGTTGGTGAAATACCTGGTACAGTACCAATGATGATAGGCATTTGGCCAATACGACTGTCGGCGAAAAATCCAAACACCGTCGTTCCAACGATCATACCGACTGGAGTTTCGCCAATATTGCCGTATGCAGCATTCGTCGCTGGAGTCAGTACTTGTGCCCATGGTAGAGAACTTGTCGGCATAAGTGCTTTGTTTGCGGTATGCCAGGAATGACAACGTACACGAACTCGACCGATTTTCAATGGATCGTCGATATCTTCCACGACGCCAAAGAAAAACGTAAAGTCGTTTACACCTAGCCACTCACCAGCTTTACGAATTGCCATTACTGAATTCTTTCTTGATAATTGTTTCGCATACACTCAATTACGGTAGCGTACTTGCCTGTCGGTACGGAAAGATTGTGCGCGACGGCAGTTACGAGATACTTACCTGACAAGTATCTATCATTCTGTTTGCGCCCCATTTCCGTGTCGTCGGCTTTAGGAATGATTACGTTAATGCATTTACCAGCAATTACGTTTGGATTTCCAGGAATCGCGATTTGAATGCGATGCGTGCCGTACTGTTGCAATACAGCTTTTTCTTTCGCAAGGAAATCTTGTCTGCGACGATGAACATTCTGTACCTTCGTGTCGCGCTTTGTGATATAATTCACTGTGGAACGATGCGAGTCCGTAGCGATATAGTTGCTAGTTGTAGGAGCATTGAAATATCGCGTATACGTGTTATTTGGAATCGTAGGATTTCGATTCCGTACTGCCGTTTGCGGACCTTCGGTAAAATTGCGAGGGTATTGGTACGTCGTCGTTGTCTTGAATGTTTTCGTCAATGGATCGAAAGAGTCCGTCGCGTTGTTGTATTGACCATTGATTTGTCCATGAATCAAATTGAATGAATTATTGTAATTAATATTACTAATAATATTATGCAAACGATTTGATTCTCGTACGTCCAATGCGTTGTTGATAACGTCGTCG